TATCCCGGCCTTATCTTGGAAAGAGTGCGAGGACGCAACCGTAGATTTAGATCTAACAAGGCCAACCTGGTTCGGACTAGATCTCTCACCGGATCGACGAGCTGGGGCGCTGGTTGCGGCCCAAAGGCTAGGCGACGACAAATTTGTAGTTAAGTTGTTGCGTACCTGGGAAAATTCAGTCTCGCTCAATGATTTAGAAATGGCCAACCAAATTGCCGACCATTTCAGAAAATATCAAGTCGAGGTCATTGCCTATTCAAAGAAAACGGCTACAGCTGTCGCCGGCCGCTTAGTGCCTGGCGGCATTCCGATAATGGACTTTGACGGCCACAATTACGCAACGGCTTGTGATCAGCTTCTATCGGCAATCACTTCAAATCGACTTCGGCATGCTGGCAACGAGGAATTTACAAAACAAATGCTTTCAGCTGTTAGGTTGCCGCATGGTGACGGCGGCTGGGTCATTGGGCGCAGAGCTTCCCAGACCACAGTATGCGCTAGCGTCGCCGCTGCGCTGGCCACATTCTATGCGACACGCCCAGAGACAGAGATAGACATTTTGGTTGGTTAGCTGTAAAGGCGACCTTTAGACTTGTAGCCATGGGTCTATTTTCGCGCACACTTACCACAGCCGCACCTGCGCCGACGTCTGATATTGAAGCGTCACTTGCGCCAGTAAATGTCACCAGCTCGCTTTACAATATTTACGGCGTTGCCGGTATTACAGCTTCACGCGTCGAATTTATGTCAGTGCCAACATGCGCCAGAGCGCGCAACATTATTGCGTCAAGCGTTGCTTCAATACCATTAAGAGTGCGTACAAGGTCGGACGGCGCGCGAGTTGAGTCACCGCCAAAAGTAATTAACCAACCGGATCCGCGTGTGCCAGGTTTTGCAACTTACGCATTTTTGGCCGAAGACTTGCTTTTATACGGTTATGGCTACATGCGCATTTTGGAACTCTACGCCGACACCTATCGGATTCGCAGCGCAGAGCGTATAGATCCAACACGCGTCACAATTAAAACAAATGCACAAGGCACAGAAATTGATTATTACTGCGTTGACCAAATGCCAGTGCCATACGAAGGCGTTGGCAGCCTTGCAGTTTTCTACGGCGTTGATGAGGGCATTCTTAATCGTGCAGGTCGCACAATCAAGGCCGGTGCGGAATTAGAACGTGCAGCAACTATGTACGCGCGCGAACCAGTGCCAACAATGGTTTTGAAATCTAACGGGACTGCATTGCCGGCAGACCGCATTGCAAAGCTACTTGAATCTTGGGGCCAGGCTCGACGCAATCGTTCAACGGCTTTTCTAAACGCAGACGTTGAATTACAGACACTTGGCTTTGACCCTGAAAAGTTACAGCTAAATCAAGCTAGATCCTACGTTGCAACAGAATTGGCGCGTGTTGTCGGTATTCCGGCCTATTACGTTGACGCGGAATCAGGATCTAGCATGACCTATAGCAACGCAACATTGGCTAGACAATCTTTGCTTGACTTCTCACTGCGCCCGATTATGACAGCCATTGAGGAAAGACTGACAATGACAGGCATGCCAAATGATTTTGTGGCTGCAAGTCAAGAAGTTAAATTTGACCTAGACGATTATTTGCGTGGATCAGCCAAAGAGCGCGCAGACGTGTACAAGATTCTTTACGATATTGGCGCATTAACGTCCGATGAAATACGACTAGAAGAGGAAATGATCCGATGACGTACAGCATACAAACACCTATAAAAGTCAATCTAGCATTCAAGGTTGACGCCGCGGATTTTCCAAAACGTGAGCTATCGGGTCGCATTGTTACATTCAATGAAGAAGGCGTAACAAGCTCTGGATCTACTATGTTCAAGCCTGGGTCAATAACTATGGGCAAAACTACAAAACTTTTGTTAGAACATAATCGTGCGCAACCTATTGGTTTCCTCAAAGATTTTGACGAAGATGAAGAAGGCATTTACGCAACATTTTCTATTGGCAAGACAACGGCCGGCAATGACGCGCTTGTAGAGGCCAGCACCGGATTACGCGACGGATTCAGTGTAGGAGTTATTGCCCAGAAATATAAAAACGTTGACGGCGTTTTAGTAGTTAGCGCAAGTGCGCTTAAAGAGGTTTCACTTGTTACGGATCCGGCCATAGCTTCAGCAAAGGTCGAAATCGCAGCTAGTGAGAACAACAATTCTGAATCCGCACCGGAAACAGAGGAACAATCAACCGAAGGAGAAACGCAAGTGGAAACACCTACAGCCGTTCCAGAAGTCGCAGCCGAAACGGTTGAGGCTTCCAAAGTCGTGCAAGCAGAAGCAGCACGTCCGCTTTACTTTGCAACACCACGTTCACCTATTACAACAGGTGGCTCATACCTTGAGCATTCAATCAAGGCAACACTAGGGAATGAGGACTCACGCCAATACATCAAGGCAGCTGATGATTCATTTTCTACAAATCCAGCGTTCAGCCCAGTTTCATACGTGCGCGACGTTGCACAAAACACAAATGCAGACCGTCCAGTAATTGAAGCATGCGGTGGCACACGTCCACTAAGCACCTACGGAATGACGGTTTCAATTCCAAAAATTACAGCAAACTCAACTGCTGCAACAGTGGCAGAAGGTGGAGATCCAACAGGAACGACCGCGATTACCTCATCTTATGTTGACGCTACAGTAATCAAGAAAATGGGCTTCCAGCGCTACAGCGTGGAGCTACTAGATCGCAGCGATCCGTCATTCTATGAAATCATGCTTTCAAATTTACGCGACGCATACGCTCAAGCAACAGACGCTTATGTAATTGCACAAATCATTGCCGGCGGAACTGTAGCAACTGCAACCGACGCTGATTCAGCTGGCATTATTTCATTTGTGTCAACAGAAGCACCGGCCGCATACACAGCGACAAAGCGCACAGCTAAGTCATTTGTAGGTGGTACTTCTATTTGGTCACTATTGCTTGGCGCTAAGGACACCACAGGCCGTCCAATTTACAACGCTGGAAATCCTATGAACAATGCCGGATCTGCAATTCCTACAAGTATCCGCGGCAACGTCCTTGGACTTGATTTCTATGTTGATCCAAACATGCTAACTACTTCAATTGATAATTCAGCGTTTATTATTGAGCCACGTTCAATTGAAATCTTTGAATCTCCAGCTCTAACGTTGGCCACAAACGTGCCAACAACCGGAGAGATTGAAATCGCACTTTATGGTTACATTGCAGCGCAAGCCGTCTTTGCAGGTGGCCTACGTAAATTTAACCTAACATAATCAATTAAGCATGGCCTAGGTGCGCTCCCGTATCTAGGCCAGTCGAATACGAAAGGAAACAGACATGCCAGCGATTATTACCGTTGCAAGCCTACGGACAGTCCTTGGCGTGTCTGTTTCTCTTTATTCAAATGACTATCTTGAAAGCATTATTGATTCAGCCGAGCAGGTTATTTTGCCATTGCTTACTGCCAATCAAAATGCCGTTGCAGCTGTTTATTTACAAAACAACGTTGGCTATTACATAACACAAAAGCCAAACACATTTGTGGCTGGCCAAAGTGTTGTAATTAGCGGCTGCGTACCTGCTACTTTTAACGGCACGAAAACAGTCACATCAAATTTCTATGATCCTTTTCCTTATTTACCTTTCGCTTATCCGGCGCCCTATTTCTATTTCACATGCGCAATTACCAACGACGATATAACTTTCCGTCCGGTGATTCCTGGTGGTATTGCGTATTTATCTGGGGCAGACGCGGCCACACTCTATGCAAGCACCGACGCAGTTGAGCAAGCAGTCACAATCGTCAGTGTGGAAATCTTTCAGAGTGTGGTCGCTCCAGGTGGGCAGATCGAGGGCGTGGACTTTACGCCGTCACCTTTTAGAATGGGTCGCAGCTTACAAAATCGCGTTATTGGCCTTTTGGGCAATTACGTTGACGTTTCAACAATGGCCATGTAAATGCCTACGCCAACATCAATTGCCACCAACGTCCGCGGCACACTTGCGACAGCTTTGGCCGGCGTAGCAGCTTCGGTTTATAGCTCACCGCCCGAAGCCGTTATTCCGCCGGCATGCGTAATAGTGCCAGACGCGCCCTACCTGGAAACGACAACTATTGGCAGCAGCCAAATACGGGTCAAAATTAACTTTGTGGTCACTGCCGCTGTTGCCTATAACAACACAGCTGGCGCGCTCGATAACCTTGAGCAACTCATTATTGCGATTATGGGCGCAATGCCTACAGGCTACACAGTCGGAGACGTACAACAGCCGACAGTGCAATCGGTAGGAGCTTCTAACCTATTAGTGGCGGATCTCGCGGTCAGCACTTACTACACACAACAGACAATCTAAGGAGAAAAGAAAATGCCAACGACAATCATAACTGGTCGCGACTTAGTTTTGACCATTGCAACCGTCAACTATGACGCGCAATCAACATCGGTCACATTGGTCAACGCGCCCGTAATTACAACCTATCAAACACTAGACGGCAAGGCTTACAAGCACATTGACGATCAGTGGACATTAAACATGGAATTGCTTGCAGACTGGGGCGTGGCTTCATCATTATTTGAAGCTATGTGGACAGCCGCGGACGGTTCTCCAAACACGACTTTGGCGGTATCTTTAACAGCCGTCACTGGCGCAGTCTTTACTTGCAGCGTCTTTCCGGTCTTTCCAACCGTCGGCGGAACAGCGCCAGACGCACAGACTGATTCATGGGCAATGCTTGTAGACGGCAAGCCAGCAGAAACATTCAGCTAAAAGCGATAGAAACGGGAGCAAAACAAAATGAAACTACCAATCACAATCGAATACACATCAGGCGAGTTCGGTACATATACCGCACAACCGCCAGAGTGGGCGAAGTGGGAGAACAAGACAGGCCAGACAATTACACAAGCACAAGACAAAATTGGCATTGCCGATCTTCTCTTTCTTGCGTGGAATGCAATGAAGCGAGAAGCTGGTGGCAAGCCAATCAAGGGCTTTGAGATTTGGTGTGAGACAGTAGCAGATGTGACAGTCGGTGAGGTTCTCCCAAAAGCTACGCCGCCGGAAGCGTAAATCGGATCCTGGTCGATTTAGCTCTAGCGACTGGGATACCGATGAGCGAATGGCAGACGGCGGAACAGATATACACAGCACTAGAGATTTTGGAGAAGCAAAATGGCGTTTAAGGCAACCAAAGGCCAAGGCTCATTTCGCATTGAAGTAGAACCTATTGCTTTGCGCAATCTTATTCAAACTCTTAATCTCATGGACAAAGAAACACAACAACAAGTCAGAGACGCTGCCACGCCATTGTCAAAAAGACTTGCCGGCCAGATTATGCAATTTGGTCATGCGTCGCCAACGCCACAAACAAAACTTGTCTTGCAATCCATTACAACGCCACGCGACAGACTTATTCGCGTCGATATAGGTGGGCCAAAAAAGGTTGGTCGTGCCTACGGTGGGCGGCCAAGCAAAAGCGGCAAGGGCGCAAAAGTAGGACGCACACAAGCGCCAGCTGGCGCGTTGCTTTGGGGCAGCGAATATGGATCTAGGCCAGGCGTTGACAGTATGGGCAGACGTTACACCTTGCGTTTCAAAGCACCTTACAGACAAGAAGGTTATTGGTTGAACAGGGCGGTAGATTTTTACACGCCTATTGTTGCCAAAGAATACATTCAAATTGTAAAAGGAATCATTAATAAATTGGATCTCAACTAATGGCCGGCATTCCAAAGGTCAAGATAACTTTTGACGCTGATTTTGATGATCTTAAAAAAGGCGTCAAAGGCGCGCAAAATGAAGTCGAAAGTTTTAGCGACCGAGTAAGCGATTTTGGCAAAAAGGCTGCTGTGGCTTTTGCCGTTGCCGCAGCTGCGGCTGGCGCTTATGCAATCAAGCTGGCCGTTGACGGCGTTCAAGCCGCAATCGAGGACGAAGCTGCGCAGATACGACTAGCCACATCTTTGCAAAATGCCACAGGCGCAACAAACGAAATGATCAAATCTGTTGAGGAACAGATACTTAAAACATCTTTGGCCACAGGCGTCACTGACGACAAGCTGCGTCCAGCTCTATCGCGGCTTGCTCTTTCCACAGGTGACGTCACAAAAGCCCAGGATCTATTAAGTCTTGCGCTAGACATATCGCAAGCGACAGGTAAGGGGCTTGACAGCGTTGCTAACAGTTTAGGCAAAGCCTTTGACGGCAACACAGCTGCCCTAGGCAAATTGGGCGTTGGACTATCGTCTGCCGAATTGAAATCTATGTCATTTACAGAAGTTCAGGAAAAATTGTCAGAATTATTTGGCGGCGCGGCAGCGGCAAATGCCGAGACTTATGCCGGCAAAATCGCAAGGCTTAAGGTTGGTTTTAGCGAAGCCAAAGAAACACTAGGTTATGCATTATTGCCACAAATAGAAAAATTCGTAGGTTTCTTAAATGAACAAGCCCTGCCTAGTTTAGATTTAATTATTGCCGGTTTTACGGGCAGAGACGGATTTAGCAACGCCATTGGCAATTCTCAATCTAGTGCTTTTAGATTAGGCGCTGAAATAAAAAATCTAACTAAAACCTTTTCAAGTTTCTTTGCAGTGTTTAGTTCCGACGGCGCAAGTTCTCTAAGTGGATTTTTAGGTGTCATTCAAGGTCTTATTCAGGGCATTATTTTAGTTCTAGCACCTTTTAGAATTGCGCTTGATTTAATGGTCAGATCCGTAAATGAGTTAATCAAAGTTATAAATGTTTTTCCAGGTCAAGACTTGAAACCATTGAATACTATTATCGCGTTGCCTGGAGATCCACAATACAAAGCGCCAACCGCAAGCCGGTCATTTTCTGGCGGTTCTGGCGGTTTTAGTTCTAGTTTTGACACAGGCGTAGGCGCAAGCGGCGGTGCTGGCACTGGATCAGTGGCAAGTAAGCCAACAGTAAATGCTGGCATTGCGGCAGCTATGGCCGGCGCAGCAATGGCAAAACCAGTCACAGGATCCGCAGGGTCACAATTTGGTTCAGGGCCATTTTTATCGTCTGGCCTAGGAATGCCTGGTGGTGGCGCAC